CGGCGATTGTGGTCGAAGGACATGTCAAATGTGTGATCTGTTCAGGCTTCGCTGAGAACAGGCTGGTCTGTGAGGATTGCACCGAATCGGTCAAGCTGGTTAGGGCCGCAGGCAACATCGGGATACTCAAAGAACTCATCGAGTTTGCTTCCAAGCCTGGGAACATTGCCATGTTCCAAGCTCTCACCGACGAGGCGATAGGTGAGATCATGCTCAAACGGATCGAAGATGCACGCAGTCGAAGTTGAAACGTTCGTGGTCAGCCGCGACGTGGGATTTCCCGACAAGTGGCAGATCAAGCCCGTGGAAATCTCTGAAGCCTGGAAGACGGTTCTCGGAAACGACTGGGACATCACCATGTCCAGCGACCCCGTATTCGAACCGCTCTACCAGGCGCTACAAGATCGCTGGGAGCAGGCAAGTCGTGATACCGGTTTTGACATCCTCATTTGTGAAGTGCTCGTCGAATACACGTTCTCGGCCCCACCTGGCATCATGGCCCTCCGCTACGGGAGACACGTCTGGGCTGATGATGACCAGTTCTGGTATCTCATGGTGACCTCACCGCGCCGAATCAGCACGGTGGTCAGCGGAGATACGAAAGAATGGAGAGTCGTTGGAGGTTTCGTACGAACGGTTAACATGGTTTCCATTCTCGAAAGGAGCCATTTTGACCGCCGACAACGCAACCGAGAAGAAAGACGAAGAGCAGAAGAGCACTCCGTCCTCGACGCCAGCATCAGACTTGATCAAGGCCGACTCAGACAGCGTCCCTTCCGCAGCGCCTTCCAAAACAGAGAAGGCTAAGGGTCCTACCTACACGCGCAACCCCAAGGGTGGCCCACTCATCACCGAAGAGTGAGTCTTCCCAGACTTTCTGGCCGGGAGGCACGCCGCTTACGCAGACAACTCTGGCATGACCAGAAGAAGCGTTGCTACTGGTGTCGCAAGAAGGTCGTCCTGCCAGAAGACCTGCTCCGCAAGTACCTTCCCCTGGACTCTCTCTATCAAGAGAGACTGGCAGACCAGTTGGGGCAACTACACGCCCAACTGATGGCCAAAGTGCCAGAGTTCAGACAACGCTGGCTCAACGATCTCGGGACTCTCGACCATTTGATCGAGCATGCGCGGGGGGGAAGCAACGAACTGACCAACCTCGTGCTGGCCTGCGCTCCCTGCAACGAGAGTCGTGGTCGAAGATTCAAGTTCTTGCTACTTGAATCTGTCGATAGCTTGTGGTTAGAGTCGCCGGGTGCCGCCAGTGAGATCCCCATGATCGTCCCTCCGGTTCAGTTTCTGAACTAATGCCCCCCCGATGCGTGGCCGCTAAGACTCCTGGTGTGGATAGCCGGGAGAAGGAGAACGCCACCGGGTGCATGACGTAAGAGCCGGAGATTACAAATTCTTGTGATATTTGTAACTGGGAATCCCCCGCACCATTGATCGGCTAGTGGGAAGACCTCCGGTCACCAGAGCAGGCTACTGGTGCAGGATGTTCGCACGAACGTTTATCGGACACCCCCTATTATAAGCGCGCGAGCTTGGTGGTAAACTGAATCGGTATGTCTGGTCAGGTGTGGTGTCGGTACTGCGGGAACTACGGTCTTACCGATCGGATGGTCTGTTCGAACAAGAAGTGCCTGGCGGCGGACCTGACTGACAACCTCATGCAGTTGCACATCGAAGTTGGCGCAGAGGTGTCAGGGGCGAGTCATACCCGGACTTCCGTGCATGGATATGGTTGGGCCTTGGACGCGGGCACGATCCATCTGTCTCATTCTCATCAGGCATTCACAGCCGTAAGTGCACCGTGAACATTCAACGCATCACCATGACTGGTCCCGATTTCAGAGTCTCCTTCAGTCCAGCAGATGCGAGCGAAGCGAGGGGGGAGGGGGTCGAGGGGGAACCGCAGGCGTCCTTGACGCCGGAGGGTTCACCCCGTTTCTGGTGCCGATTCTGCGGAAGATTGCTATCCGAAGCTCTTGGCGAGATGGCCTGTATCACATGCTCATTTACCCACATGCAGCAACAGTTGGAGATCCTGGATATGAAACTGACTGCGGCTGGGGTCAACCTTGCCGTGGCGATAGGTGGTGTTTTTCGGCTCGAAGCAGCGCCTGGTTGAAGACGATCGCCTTGTCCAGCCATTCGATACTCGGGTCCGATTCACGCACGGTTCGGAGTAGGGGTCCGGCGATAGGCGGATTCAACTTTCGGTATAGGTCGGCCAGGATCGAGTAGTAGTCCTCGCGGGTGAGTTGGGACATTCTCTGCGGCGCGGTTGCCATTTGTTCGTACGCCCATTCCAGGACATCAGCAGGCAGGATGTCTTGAACATTTGTACGAAAGAGGTTAGTGTTGGTGGGCATGAGTGGGAAGGTGTCTGAAACCAGGTTACGTGTTCTTGAGTTCCTCGTCGGGTATATGGAGAGCCATCGCTCCGCTCCGACCAGAGAAGAGATGGCTGTTGCGGTTGGTCTTGGTCCACGTTCTAGCATCCAATACCACATCGACTCGCTTGTTGAGGATGGCTATGTGGAACGGACAATCTACAGACATCGGATGATTCGCCCTACCGAATCGGGTATCAACGCGATCAAACGACTGAGGATCATTGATGCGAGTGACAGCTAGACGGGGCAGGACCAACACATATGACCCATTCCTCGCGAACACCCAATCATTTCAGGCAGCGGCAGTCACTGAGATCATGTTGAAAACATTCGAAGCAGAACTCGATTCTTTGGATGAACTGATTAGGAGTGACCGGAAGGCTGCTTCTACTGAAGCGCTGCTGCGCCGGTATATGACCGCCGAAGAAATCTACAGGAGCGTCGAAGAGGATTTCCGCCGCATTCAACTGAAAATGCTGATGCTTTCAGACCGGCTGTCCAACGGACGAAAGGGGGTTGGCGATGGTAAGTGAGTACGTGCGGGTTCATCGTTCTGATCTGGAGAAGATCAAACATGCCCTCGACAAAGGCCACCTGTATCTGAAACGACTCAACGAAATGAACGCGGCGCTTCATCTGGCAGATCCGTCCTACTCACCGCTGACCACGACAATCGACAATGCCCGTGCCCGAGTGGACCAACTGCTCGATGGGGTCAACGTTGAAAAGGACTAAACGGCGCATCCTCGTATCGATTGTTGTGCTTCCCGATGAGGAAGTTTTGGCAGGAGAGGCAGTTGAGGATGCATACCGTTACGCCGACGAGGTACATGTCATACAGGCAGGCCGGTCGACCCCATCCCGCGCCTTCGCGGCGATGTCGAGTTTCGTACATGCCATTCCCGTCTCTATGACTTCGCCGCGGGATCGCTCTCTCGCCTACAGGTCGGTATGGCCCACACGTGAATATCCCGCAGATGTGGTCATCATGTTCTTAGAAGTCGGGTACAGGGTCAGCGACGCCGACGCAGTACGAACCTCCATCGAATTCAACCCTGGCAAGGTGATCACCGCCATGAGGTATTTCCAATGGGACCTCGACTTCTATCGGGTAGATGGTCGTTACCGGCCAGCCCGCCTCCCGGTAGCAGCTAGCGCCAAACAGGGTGTCCATTGGGTCAGCCCCGTCCAGACCGTTCCCGACTGGATGTGGTCATCCCGTGACGCCTGGGTGGAAGCGAGCTTTGACATTGTGGATGTGACCTTTATGGATGCTGGCCACAGGTGGGATGACGGCCAACCCAAACTGGAGGCCATGCCGGGAAGGGTGTACGGGTGAGCACAATCAACGTCGTTGGAGCATCAGGGGCCGTATTCGAAGTGATCGACGAGGCTGAACGCCAATACTGGAACAAGGCCCGAACCAAATACTTGGAGCAGTTCAGGTTCGACAACATCTCCGACCTCCAGGACATCGACAAGGTTCTCGTCGGGGAGACCCTCGCATTCCGGTGGGGAAGCTGGCTAGTCCGAGAGGCCGACTACGACGGGCGCTCTATCGAGGAGATGGCAGACAAGGTCAAGAAACAGAAGAACGAACTGGACCGCGAGACCCGCATCCTCAAAGAGAACATGGGTCTCAATCGCGCTCACCGCCAAGACTCAGAACAGCAATCGACGGCCGACTATCTCCAAAACCTTCTACGGAGAGGCAAGGAGTTCGGGGTTCATCGCGACAGCCAGATCACAAAAGCCATCGACCTTCTCCACGAGTTGTTCACCCAGGTCGGGTTGTGGGAGAGAAGCGACGAGGAGGAGCAGGCTCACCTGAAAGTCAGCGCTGAAGAAATCCTTCGTTGGTGCGTCGAGGTGGCCAAACCCGAGTTCGAAGAGATCGATGCGGCCTTCAGAAAGAATCAAAAACTGTGGATAAAGGAGGTCTCATGATCGAAGTCTCCCCGCCAGTGTTCATCATGCTGATGGGCGGGTTGGGTTTCGTCTGCGGATACGTCTTGGCGTTGCTTATACACCGATAGTGCCGCTGACTCGTTCGTACGAAGCTATCTTCGTACCGAATGGCTGTAGCAAGTGTTGCCCTCACTGAGGAAGAGTGCTATCTCCTCGCTCTCATCCAGGACCATTCTGGGATCGACTTGGCCGAGTTCCTCTGGGAGGACCCGACCGCTGAAAACGAGGAGAACCTTTTCCGCGCGTGGGAATATCAAGTGCCGTGGTGGCGCAAAGCTTCACGTCTTTTCATCGACGCCTGTGCCAGGGCGGTTGGGAAAACACATTCGATCATCCTCCGAGCTTGGGCTTTCGCCATCCAGTTCCCCGGCTTCGAGATGGTGCTTACCGCACCCGAACTAATCCACCTCAACCCGCTCACCTCCAGAGTCGAAGACAAGATCAAAGAAATCAGACTGACCAGAGAACTCCTACCTGGAGGGGTGGGACGGGGGTTCACCCACCGGCCGTTCCAGGTCAACTTTGTCAACGGGACGAAACTGCTTGGACGTATCCCCCAGAAGGACGGCAAAGGGGTCAAAGGTCTCCACCCTCTGCGGTTGGAGATGGATGAAGCTCAAGACTATCCCGAACCCGGTTGGACAGAACTCATCGAGACCCTCCGTTATGGCCAGGAGCAAGCCCAATGGCGGGCACATGGCGTGTCCAAAGGGATTGGAGGCCAATTCCAGAAGGTGTCCTCGCCGGGATCAGGGTGGGAGGTTGAGAGGATCACGGCTGTCCACCGCACAGACTGGTCGGATGCGGAACGAGATGACAAGATCAAGCTCTATGGCGGGCGTGACTCACCCGACTATCTACGCAACATCCTTGGCCTGCATGGTGACGCCACCAATCCACTGTTCGTCCTCCACCGGCTGATGGCCTGCGTCGACGACAACGAAGGCTCCACCTATAACCAGGACCTCTACTACAAGAGACGCATCAACGACGAGATGATCGCCGGACGCGACATTCTCGACCTGATCGACCCGCCACGCATTCACACCCAGGACTGGAAGATCTTCTGGATGGGGATGGACGTGGGACTCACCAACCACCCCTCCGAGATTCTTATCTTCGGGGAGGAGAACCTCAAGCTCAAAAACTTGGAGACCCGAGTTGCCCTCCGACTTCTGACCAGGGTCAACTTGCGTCGTATCCGTGCCTCCGACCAGAGACGAGTTGTCGTCCACCTGATGCACTTCTACAAGCCACGCAAATTCGCTATCGACCGGACGGGTCTTGGGCACCCCGTCTACCAAGATCTCCAAGACGAGAACCCTGATCTCATGTCGCTCATCGACGGGTATGCCTTCAATGAGAAGCTCGTCGTCGGACATGAGGACTACGACGAGGGCGAGAGGCCAGAGGATCATGAGATCAAACGAGTCGCCCAAGAACACGCATACGACCTACTTCGAACATATGTGGATGGACGGCGGCTCATTCTGCCGTTCGATACCGAACTGTTGGGAGAATGGAATGGCCAGACCTGGATACGCGAGACGGTCACCACGCGGGATGCGTACGGTAAAAGACGGTTTGCTCAGGGCGCATTCCACACTCTCGATGCGGGGGGTATGGCTGTTCTCGCCAAGGAGATGACTGCCTTCCGTAAGGTCCAGGAAATGACAGAAGAGTCCGAACCAATAGGCGTTGTCTTCGCTTAGGTGGGGCTAGCATCGTTCGCATGAAGGTTAGGGTTGGATCGGACGGTCCCCATATCGCTCCATCTGAACGGGTCACACCGGCAGTGCTCGGATTGCCCGATGTTCCAGACCTGGAAGATGAACTGGACGCCATGATCTCGGACATGCAGGGTCTCACGCTCGAACTACCCGACGAAGTGATCCAAACCTGTGCAGCGCTGATGGCCCGATGCACAGAACTACATGTCCGCATGGTCCGTGTCGAAGGGGGAAGCCGCCACATGCGATGGGTGCGGACCCAGCAACTGACCAAAGTCATGGAACTCATCGAATTCACCTACAGGGCGGCAAGCCGTCTAGTTGAAATCCGCCGACAAGACGCCGAGTTGAGTCGATGAGTGACGAACACGCATTCGAAGCGACCAGCCAAGGCGGTGTGATAGTCGCATCCGAGGTAGACCCCGACATTGTCGAAACGTCCATCGACTCCGGGCTGCTCAACCTCTACGAAGGGGCTGCATGGGTTGAGCCAGTGAAACGTGCTCTTGCCTCCTGGGCCGAGGACACACGTAGGGGCGGGCGACGTGATCGCAGCATTTTCGCCAGAGACAAGTTTGTCACACCCGGCAAGATCTTTGAGCAGATGGCCATGGCCGAAGACGCCATGGACGACGACGTGGTAGGTGGTGTTTATGACACCTCCGAAGCTATGGCCTTCAAGAAAATGTCCATGCAATGCCAGGACCCAGACCAACGTGACGTGTGGAACCAGATTGCCAAAGACTTGAACCTTGATGCTTTCCTCCGCATGGCGTGGCGGGAACTCTTCAAGTCATCCCAATACTACGGAGTGATGTGGTGGGGGCGTAAGACATACCGGGTTCGTGGAAGCGGGGAGCAGCGGAAACGACGCAAAGCCTTTGACCTTGTCGTCCCGATGGCTCTCGGTGTGCTCGATCCGACACGTATCGTGCCGGTTGGGGCGACCCTGTTCGGGGATCGACAGTTGGCGTGGATAGCAGACGAAGGAGAACAGGCCCTTTTCAGGAAGGTGAAAGAGGATCGTGTCCTAGATGATCAGCTTGTCAAACAGATCTTCCTCGGACCATACAAGCCTTCAGCATCTGAAGCTCAAAAGCTGCAAAGCGAAGACATCCCTGTTGACCGTCTCTGGCTGCTCAACCCAGTCAACGTCTGGGCGGGCACCCTCACCAAAGCAACGTATGAACGTTGGGCGCGAGTACGGATGAAGGCGATATTTTCGTTGCTCGACATGAAACATCAGCTAAGAGAGATGGATCGGGCATTCCTTCTTGGGGGAATCAACTTCATCGTTCTTGTCAAGAAAGGCACCGACGCGCTCCCAGTGAAGAAGGCATCGGAGGTGACGCTCGTAGCAGAACAGATGCGCTCACAATCCAAATCGTCGGTCATCGTCTCAGACCATCGGCTCGAAATTGAAATCATCACCCCAGACCTTGAGCACATCATGGACGGAGAGAAATGGTCTGTGCTCGACGACCGGATCAGACTCCGACTGTGGGGAAGCATCGCGCCACCATCAGACACTGGCAACAAGGAGAATCAGATAACCCTGGCCAAGGTGGTATCCCTTGGGATCGAGAACCGCCGTCATATGCTCAAGCGGGACATGGAGGCAGCCGTCATAGATGCCACCCGCGACCGTAACGAGGCGGACCTCGATGAGCCAGCGTCACTCGAATACGCACCACGGCGCGTGGACCTCCTTTTCGACTCGCAGGTGGCCACTGTCTTTCAGGAGATCCGAGATCGTGGTGACCTGTCACGCGAAACGATTCTCGAAGAGTTCGGTTTCGACCTCGCCCTGGAGCGTCAGCGCCGGGAGGCAGAGAAGGACACTCCCGAGGGAGCAGAGGACGACGAGATCTTCGCTCCGGTCAATGTCCCATTCAACTCACCCGACAATCAGACCACTCCCGGTGGTGCGGGCCGACGAGGCGGTAGGCCGCCTGAGAACCCCGGTCCATCGACAGAGACCGGGTAACCTTCGTACGAAGGAGTAACAGTGTCAGAAGCGTTTGTCTTCGAACGAAACAACAAGGTCTACCTCAACGCCGTGGCGCGGATCATCTCAGACCCCGAAGACCTCCCGCGTGAGCTTGCCTTTGCTTTGAAGGGGAAACGCCTCAACCCGGCTTTCGTCTGGGTGTCAGGTCGTTACGTGCAAGGCGAGCAGATGAACACTAACGGCCAGTTTTGGACGACCGATGATCTCAAAGCTGGAGAGTATTCGATCCAATACACACCTCTCAACGTTCTTCACGAATGGCAATATCCAATCGGCACCTTTGTCGAAACCAAGCTCGTCCACCGGGAAGCCGCAGCCGAGGGAGAACTGCTGCCAGAGATCCAGGCTCTGTCTCTCATCTGGGCATCCAACTTCCCCCAGGTGGCAGATGCCGCCCGCGACGCTCACGACAAAGGGAAGCTCTGGTATTCGATGGAATGCACTGGTGAGGCGAAGCAGTGCCTGACCTGTAACAACACCTACGAATGGGCAGCCGCACGTTTCTGCGCCCATCTCGAAGGATCGAAGACAGCCCCACGACGATTTATCAATCCGGTGTTCCACGGTGGCGCTCTCATCTTCCCGCCAGTCGAGCCGGGTTGGGCCGACGCAGACATCGAAGAGGTGGCTAAAGCAGCACGCGAATACGCTGACCGTTCTCCGGTGGCATACAGCCAACTACCTGGAGGGTTGTCGGACAATGAGCGGATAGCACTCGAACATCTCTACAAGCTGAGAAGCACTCAGTTGTAATTCGATGTGTTACTCTTCTCTCGTACGAAGGATGGCAGCACATGAGGCCAGGCCAAGCAGAACATGACAAGCTGAAGGCCGAACTGCCTGAAAGTGCGGAATGTCTGGCCGACTGCCCTTACTGCGCTGACAACCGGGAGAAAGCCTCGAAGGAGGAAAAGGTGAGTACCGAGAAGGTTTATGACCAAGAGTCTGTGGACGCTCTCCTTGAGTCCGCCCGTTCGAAGGCTGCCCAGGAGGCGCGCAGCGAAGCCGAGACCGAACTGGCTCAGGCCAAGGCTGCATTGACGGCGAAGGAAGAGGAACTCACCGAGGCTCAAACCAAGGTCACAACCCTCGAAACTCAGATCCAAGAGCGTGACGAAAAGGAACGCCTATCCACATTGGCTGACGAGCGAGCCGTGAAGGTGACCGAGGTCACCGAGTTTTCTGACGAGCAGATCGCAGAACGGAAAGAAGGTTGGGCGAAGATGTCCGAAGAGGACTTCGACACCCTTCTCGCTGATTTCAAGGCAGTCACCGAAAGCGCGGCAAGCGCCAACGATGACGGCAAGGGAACCAAGAAGCCTCCAAAGCCGCCGACTTCCAGCATTGACGGAACTCGGGAGACCGCAGGCAGCGCAGGCACCGAGACGGAGTCCATGAGGAAGTTCCTCGCGGGCTTGAGCGCCTGAAAGGGGGTATAGGCAATGGGTTCTAGCACAACAACTCGTAACTTCGGGATGCGGCGTTTCACGAACATCGTTCGTGAAGGGCGGTTCCGTGCCCCGGCAGCCGCTGACCTGGTACTCGGTACGGGAGTCGAACTCGACCCGAACAGCACAACCGATCCGCAGGAGATCCGTCAGATCGACGGCGCAGGCCCCAACGATCTGGGAGGAGCCGGGATTCTGGGTCTTGTCGGTTTGCTCTGGTATGAGCACGATTCGCAGACCTACGTCGGAGCACCGGCAGGTTCTCTCGTACAGGATTTCAACACGGCCCCACGAGGCCGCATGGTCCAGATAATCCGAGGCCCCGGAGTCAAAGTGTGGTTCCGCAACACTGAAGCCGACACCCCCGAAGCGGGATTGAACTTCCCCGCCACCCGTGTGGAACAGGTCATGGTGGCCGCTCTCGGCTTTGACGGGGCAGGCGACCTGGCTCCAGACAACCTGCTCGCCTGGGATGCCGTGGCCGGGAACTGGGCGGAAACAGCAGTTTTGGCCGAGGCGTTCATGCGTGTCACTTATGCAGACAACGCCCTTAACACCTGCGACGCAGAGCTTCTGCTCTAGGAAGGAGACCTGAAATGAGCGTCAAGAGTTTGCTCGACAACAAGGGTCGCACTCCCGAAGAGCGGGAGGCAGCCCGCAAACTCCGTGAGGAGATCAACGAACTCGCCCGCGAGAACTGGCATGACCCCGAATGGCGTCGGGAGATGGCAGCCCTGCTCACCGAGTCGATTCTGGAGGGCTTCGAACTCCAGACATTCTTCGATGAGATCGTGGATGTGGAGCGTGTTGGGTTCGACGACAGGGTGTACCTCGAAGAGATGACAGGTCTCAAGGTCTTCTACATCGCCAAAGGTGGGAACATCGAGGCGAGCGCACTGGTCAGTGAGACCATCACCTTGCCTCGTGACACGCTGGGATTCCACGTGTACGAGTTCGAGGACAAGCTCCGCAGTGGGTTCGCTGAGACGGTCAGCCGTCTACGCAACCTTGCGATCCGGCGTCTCGACTGGGGCACCACCAACGCGATCAAGAGCCTGGCCCAGGCTTCGATCACGACCGGCTCCCCCTACTTCATCGAAGGTGTCGGGGTCAGCAAGGCTGCCCTTGACCAGGCGATCCGGGAAGTGGCCGACGAGTCGAACAGCGGTGTGGTCACCGTCTTCGGTCGTTCGACCATGGTCGACCAGATCGCAGATTTCCCAGGCTTCGCAGATGAGGCCCTGGAGGAGATCCGAGCACGGGGACGCCTGGGACGTTACCGAGGGTCCAGCATTGTCCAGGCTCGCAACTTCAAGGACGAGGAAGGCGCATCCCACATCCCGGCCAACGAAATGTGGGTCATGTCGGAAGACTTCGGCAAGTTCGCCTTCTACGGAGGACTCCTGTCGAAGGAATACGTCGAAGACGACAACTGGTACTGGCACTACCTGGGACGCCAAGACTTCGGTGGTGTCGTACACCGTCCAGAACGGGCACGGCGCATCGTCGATACCAGCATCACCCCGTAAGGCTGATCCTGGTGATCTGAGACGAGAAGGCCCCCGATATCGGGGGCCTTCTCTTATGCGTGAAACTGGAAAACGCGAATGGTATCGTAGTCAAATGTTCGCAGGAAGGATGGAAGAATGACTACTAGGACGACAGTGGAACGGGAGCTTTGGAAGAATGTGTCTCCCGGTCTGCGCTACTACCTGATTCTTGACATGTTCGGCAACCAGACCCACGGGTTGGTACAGGCGGGCCGCACTTTCACGATCACACCATTGGAGCGTCAACTCAACCAGCAGGCAGCCCAATCAGCCAAGGCGGACATGTTCCGCAACGGGACGTTCGTTTTGGTCAAGGTGACCGACGACACGATTCAAGCCGAGATCGACTCTCCGAACAGTGTCACCGATGCGGAGATCGAAACGGCTGTAGCGGAGGCTGTCGCCGGAGATCCGGTTCCGATCGAAGCGATGCTGGAGCGTCTCTCCTCGATGGTCACCGGCCAGCGCATCCTCGAAGAGGTGGTCCTCCAGGACGCTCCACAGTCGTTGGTCAACCTGACCAAACAGAGGATCGAAGACCTGACCGACAGGCCGATCGGCCCTGACGGCAAGCCGATGAAGATTGTGGAACGGGAGGTCATCCCACCGCCCGAAATCCAATCTGAGCCGTTCAAAGCCGAACGGGCAGTACGACCGCGATAGGAGAGCCTCATGGCCGAGTCGCACGGCGGGTTGGAAGCGATCGCGATCATCCCGTCCACTGTCGAACAACAGCTACGGCGGACCATGGTGTTCGGCCTCCCGGAGGATGATGCGGAGAAACCCACCTTCTACTTCGCCAAACAGGTGTCATGGGTTGAGCATGACATAGAAGGGAAGCCGTGGGACTGGACGACAGCGCCAGACACCGAGGTTCAGCCAGCCCCAGTAAAACCGATCTGCGCTTACGAGTTTCATTCACCCTTGGGGCGCACAGGTGCTCAACACAGCGAAGTGGGTGACTTCTTCCCCAGCACTGTCGTCGTGACTCTGACGGAAACTGATCTACCTGGTGTGGTTGACTCGTCTTATCTGATCATCGGCCCAGCCAATACGCGCTGGTGGTTCCGCTACTTCTACCCAACGGTCGGTCTTGGTGGGCTTTCCATCTACCAGGCCCACTTCCAAGCGGAAGACACAGAATGAACGGGTGGCAGGATCGGATTTGTCAGTTCTGCTGGCATGACAATGAGCTACACGACTACACGCCTGACAAGCGTGTACCGAAAGAGGTACAACCGGGGAAATACATGTGTTTGGATTGCGCCAGTTGTGATGTCGAACGGGTGGGGGTAGGAAATGCCGCCTGATGGTGGACTACGTGATCGGCTGATCCACGAAAGCCTCTTTAACGCGATCCAAACCG